TCCCTAGAGGTTTCTACGACCATTGTAAACGTGGCTGCCAGTATAGTGGTGGGAACATCTGAGTTGGTGGCTACATCTACTCGTCTCGTGTTTGTTACGATAGACCTATCAGCAGAACTAGACGTTTCTTCTAGAGAAAATCTGGTGAACTTTGTTGAAGGTCGTCCGTTATCTGGACAATCTAACCTGGTTGCAACCATGTTCAAACCACTCAACGTCCTCGTACTACCCACAGTGGAATACCAATACTCGAATGATCGTCTCATGAAATTCTATGGTGTAGATAGTGGACAGTCACTCATCATCACAGGTACCACAGGAAAGATTGTTGAATTCCAGACTGGTACAGAGATTGATGCAGCCGACTACTACTTTGGTGGTGGCCGTAGGCATGTGCTTGATGATATTGAAGTGACCGCTGTGACTAACGCTGGGTTCAGTGAACTTATAACTATTGAAGGAGTCCCTAGTGGCGTGTAGAACAAACTGTGCCACACAAGACCACGGAAGTTTTGGTGCTTGTGCACGGGCAGCAAACATTAAAGTTAATGCGGTAATGGTTTCCCCGCAACGACCAATGTTTGATCAAACAAAAATGGAACTGTCAGCATATGATGCTGCACGCCGTAACGGTATCCAACCTGAAGGAACCACAATCAACAAGGTGAAGGCAGCTGAGAATGCTAGTCGTGCTTTGGGTCGTCCTTATAATGCTGACGTTGATCCACCAGCGAACATGATTGTTAGTAAAGATACCGCCCGTTTCGTGAATTCTGGTGCATGATGACTACTTTCGCTGAAATGATTGACGATACCCTCATGCAACTCACAGGGTATTCCACGTTCCAAGATCAAGCAACCCATCTGACTGCAGGGATTGATGCTGATGATCTTACTATTAGTGTTGCTGATGCTACAGCAATCTCGCGTGGCCTTATCGAGATCGGTTCGGAACTTATACAAGTTGATGCAGTAAACAACACTACCGCCGTGTTAACTGTACCACCATACGGTAGAGGGTATCGCAGCACTACTGCAGCATCCCATGCTAGTGGCACGAGGGTTGTGTCGTCACCAATGTTTCCTCGAAGCATGGTGAAGAAAGCAATCAATGACGCTATCAAAGCAGTGTATCCTGAACTGTTCGCTGTAGGTTCAACAATTTTCAGTTTCCAACCTTCTATCACTGCATACAATCTTCCTGCAGGTGCCTTAGATGTGCTACAAATCAGGTGGCAGTCTACAGGCCCTTCGAAAGAATGGCTCCCTGTACGCAGATATGACGTGGATAAGCATGCCCCCGTGAGTGAGTTCGCTAACGGTGTCGCAGTTAACGTGTATGACGGTATCACTCCTGGGCGTAGCATTAAAGTTACGTTCACTAAAGAACCTGAACCGTTAGTTAACGAGAATGACGTGTTCGGTACGGTGACAGGGTTGCCGTCTTCATGTGAAGATCTTATTCGTTTCGGTGCAGCCTACAGGCTGGTTCCGTTCTTCGATTCAGCTCGACTATCGGGGCAGTCTGCTGAGTCTGATTTTGGTGGTGCAAACAGGCAGCCGTCTGGTGCATCCCAGTTGTCTCGTTTCCTTCTGCAAATGTATCAGGTTCGTCTTGCCGAGGAAACGAAAGGTTTACAGTCCTTGTTCCCAACCCGTAGCCACTACACTAGATAGGTTAAACATATGGCTCGTAGATACTATTCAAGTACGGCTGCACGTACAACATTGGCTGCAGATATTAACAGTAGTGTCACTACTGTTGGTGTTAATGCTGTAACAGGTTGGCCTACCTCGTTCCCGTACACGATCATTATTGATCAGGATACTGTGAATGAGGAAGTTGTTGAGGTTACTGCACGTACAGGCACAACGTTGACGGTGGTTCGTGGCGTGGATGGCACTACTGGTGTCGCTCACAGTAATGGTGCCGCTGTTAATCATGGTGTTTCTGCCCGTGATTTCGATGAACCGAATGCGTTTATTAATGGTACTGGTGTTGTTACTTCTGGCATGATCGCTAACGGTACTATTGTTGATGCTGATGTTAATGCTAGTGCTGCGATTGCCCAGTCCAAGGTCAGCGGTCTCGTCAGCGCTTTGGCAGCGAAAGCCAATCTTGCCTCGCCAACATTTACGGGCACGCCCGCTGCACCAACCGCTGCCGCTGGAACAAACACAACACAGTTGGCAACCACGGCGTTTGTGCTGGCTAACAGCGGGAAAATCTTGCAGGTGGTGAGGGCCACGGATATCACAAACAGGTCAACAACCAGCACGAGTTTTGTTGATGTAACTGGCATGTCCGTAACGATTACGCCTCAAAAATCTACTAGCGCAATTCTTATTATTGCCAATTTTTTAGCATATCCTACTAGCGGCAGCCAATCGCTAATAGTTCAATATGCACAAATTACAGATGCCTCGAATAACGCAATTTCCGGGGCTGAAGGTTCGGAGTCTGGTGGTGCTGATAACGCACCATTTAGCGGGACAAGTGCTTACAATAACCAAATAACTTTATTCGGTTACGCGACACCAGCAACGACAAGCCCCGTAACTTACAAATTACGTTTCAAAAGCGTAAATGCCGCAGTAACTGCCCAAATTCTTGACGCTACAAATACAGGCCAACTATTTGCAATCGAGGTCAGCGCATGATAACCACAGCACACGCCGTAATGTCACTACGCCCCAACATTGAATGGAGCATGAACGGTGACGATGTTGAAAACATTATCTGGCACACACCAAACGTGGAGCCTTTAACAACCGCAGAGGTTGAGACGGAAGTCCTGCGTCTTGAGCAGGCTGCGGTTGATGCTGAGGCAGACAAGGTTGCTGCCCGTGAATCAGCGGTAGCGAAGTTGTCTGCGCTTGGATTAAACATTGATGAAGTGAACGCGATTGTTGGGAGTGTGTAATGGCTGTAACTATTGATGGTGCTGGCCCGTTGGCTGGTGCAACAACGTTGAATGGTTTAACTATTCCGACTACGGGTTTCGGGAAAGTGTTGCAAGTGGTGACCGCCGTTTACTCAACTACGACTAGCACAACTTCGACCAGTTTTGTGACTACAGGACTATCTGGATCTATCACTCCATCAAGTGCCACAAATAAGATTTTAGTAATTACTATTGGTGCTGCCGCACAAAATGGCACGAGTTCTGAAGTCTTTTTTACTATATTCAGAGGAACTGTTGCAGGAACCAATTTAGGATCAGCCACCGTGGGCTTTATGGCTTTATATAATTCATCAAGCGATATTTCTGCGGGTGTTTCCATGGCAACCCTTGATAGCCCAAATACGACATCGAGTGTGACATACACACTCGGGATGAAAGTTGACAGCGCTACATCCACAGGATATGCAAACAGAGCCAACAGCCCAACCATTTTAATATTGATGGAGATAGCAGCATGATAACCACAGCACAAGCAGTAGTAAGCCTGCGACCTAACGCGGAATGGAGCATGAATGGTGATGACGTTGAAGGCATCATCTGGCATACGGAGAATGTCACCCCTCTAACTCAGGCGGAGGTTGATGCTGAGGTTGCCCGTCTTGAGACCGTTGAGGCGGAGCGTGTTGCGGGTGAGACTGCTGCACGAACAGCAGCGATTACTCATGCGAAAAGTCTTGGGTTTACTGATGAAATGATTTCTGTGATGTATCCGAATCTGGGGAGTGAAGCATGAGTACGATCAAGGTAACGAATGTAAGTCACCCTTCCGCTGCATCTCCCGCCATTGTCCTTGATGCTGACGGTAACGCAACGGTGGCAGGCATGGGGTTGGTTTTGGTGAAGCCAACGAGTATCAATAACACGGGCGGTACTGCGTCGGCTACAGGTGGTGAAATTAGTTTTACCGACGTTCTCGCCTTTAGGCTAAACGGTGTTTTTACGAGCGTTTACCAAAACTATCAAATAATTGGTGAATTAACCTCTACCGATAATGCCGGTATAGCAATCCTCGCCAGATTCTCTGTGGCAGGAACTGACACGACAGCGAACTATCACAGTAACCAATTTTCTCAAACCTCGACAGTTTTAGCCGGTATAGATAATAGTTTCGGTACCGATGACTTTCAAGTATCATGGTGGGGGTCAAGTGCTTATCAAGGTTATTCGGCGTTTAACGCAATCGTTCAACGTCCACAATTAGCAACACCCACAACAGTAACTTCAAACGGTTTCTTCAAAAACAATACAGGTGTCCGAGTTCAATATGTGACAGCCGCGTTCCACGAAGGAACGACCGCGTTTGACGGTATCAACTTTACCCCGACAGCGGGAACAATAACAGGAAAAATCCGTGTCTATGGATTTAAGAATAGTTAGGATAAAAACATGAGCGACGTCACAACTACTGACTATACAACCGACCCACCCACGATCACCGAACGTGACTTCACACCTGAGGAATTGGCGCAGCGTGAAGCCGATGCTGCTGCTGCGGTGCAGGCTGAGGCAGATCGTGTGCAGGCTGAAGAAACACGGGCAGCGTTGAGGGCTTCAGCGGAAGCGAAACTGGCGGCGTTGGGTTTGACGTTGGATGAGATCACGGCGATCACGCCATAAAACGTTAACCAAATAATATTCCACGGCACAACAATTTGATGGAGCATACATGGCTGTTGATTACACTGAAGAAGTCGTTGAACCTCTAGGTTACGGGTTCGAAGCAACCGAAGGGCAAGGATCGTACGGTCCCGACTCACTCGAATGGGACTGTACTATCGGTGGACTCAACTTCCTGTATGCCACCAGTGATCAAGACCCCATCATCCGTGAGACAGGTAAGTTTCGTAGGGAACGTATCGACACGGAACGTAACCCTGGCGAGCAGTCTCTTGATTCTGGTTTGTGGATCAGGTCACAGGCTTCTTGGCATTACGGTGCAGGATTGTCTAGTGCTGAACCGCTTGAGGTTGCTGCAGAAGAAGCATCATATCGGTATTACAAGTCTGGTGGTGTTGATCCTTGGACACCAGGACAGTTGAAGTTGTTGAAGAATACTGAAAACAAACTTGTTTCTACTGCTGCTAAACAAGAAATTCTTGGTGTTAACGGTGGTGTTCTTCATTCTGGTAGTAACGTTTTAACGTATGTTCCTAACACGGGTTCGCCTTCCACTATAACGTGGGGTGGGACAGCAAACATTAACTCGTTAACTACTACGGGTCAATACTGGTTGGCTGCCGATTCGTCTGGTATTTATCGTGGTAATGAACCTAGCGGTTCGGGAACTAAAATATATAACAAGGATGCCACGACTGTTACATCATCTTTGTTGCGGTTTGTTAAAGCCCGTGTCATGTATGCGGAAAACAACAAGATCATTGAGATCACCAACCTTACACCAACGTCAGCAACGTTACCTGCCGAACTGTATAATCACCCTAACAGTGCATGGGTGTGGTCTGATTTTGCTGCAGGACCGACAGCGATTTACGCTTCAGGTTACGATGATGAAGTATCAGTAATTTACAAGATTGATGTTGTTGCCACAGCAACCACGGTAACGTTGAGTGTACCTGTTGTTGTTGCTGAGATGCCTCGTGGTGAACAAGTACTCTCCATGTATTCATATGTCGGTTCGTTCCTTATCGTGGGCACTTCGAGTGGTTGCAGGGTCGCATCTATATCTGACAACGGCACTCTCACCATGGGTCCGTTAGTGTTTAACGGAACCTACGTTGATGACGCGGTGGCGTACGGTAAATACGTGTATCTTACTGTACGTGATAAAGGTGAAGTTGGAAACAATGTGCAACGTGCAGGATTATACCGAATCAACCTTGGTCAATCGTTAAACAATACTTCATTTTCTTCTAGCTTACAGTTCGCTTACGCACCTGACCTTGTTGCCCCCACAGGTACCACGGGTGAGGCTCATAGTGTAACTATTTCTGACAACAAACTGTGGTTTAGTGTTAACGGTGCCGGTGTGTACCGTGAAATGGACACGTATGTTTCTGATGGTTGGATTGAAACTGGTCGTATTCGTCTTGGTGTAATGGAAAATAAATCATGGCGTGACCTTCGCCTTATTGGTGCTAACGGTTTACAAGGCACAGTGACAGCGTACGCTTCCGTTACTGATTCTGGTGCACCTTCCACTTGGGATAGTGTGATTAGTGTTAACGCTGCCACTAATGATGCTTACGGTAAATTGAATGCTGCCGCACCTTTACCTACGCCAAACTTGTGGCTTGCTTTTAATTTGCAATCAAACCCTGAATGTTTTTGTTCATCAAAAATGATCGGATACCAGTTGAGGGCTATGCCTTCACCTCGGCGTAACGAATTGTTGCAGATACCTGTTCGCATGTTTGATTTTGAGAAGGATCGCCAAGGCTCATCTTACGGTAGAAACAATGGTTCGTTTGATAGATTTAGTGCGTTGAAACAAATGGAAAACATTGGTAACACTGTTGTTCTTAAAGACCACACGACAGGTGAGCAACTTGAAGTGTACGTGGAGCAGGTTACGTGGAAGAAAACGTTGGCTCCTTCCCGTGGTGACCGTAAAAATATTGGTGGCGTTGTTACTTTGTTGTTAAGAAGTGTGTGATGACTCCTGTTGAAACTGCTGGTCTTGTTCTCACTTGTCTAACGATTGTGGGTATTCTTTTGGCTTCACTAGGTTGGTGGATTAACCAGAAAATTAAGGAAGCAACCTACCAGATCCAGCCGAACAGTAACGGTGGCAAGTCTTTAACAGATTTGCATCACAAGTTTGATGATATAGCGAAAGACGTTAAGATTTTGAAAGAATCAGTCATACAGTTAGAGGATGATGTGGAGGAATTACGTGAACAATAATACATGGAAAGATTTAATGGAGTTTATTAACAATAACCCTGTCGGGGTTGCTGCAAAGATTTTTGCTGCCACAGCTTTAGCGTACGTTGTGGATAACATTGCAGGGTTTGGTTTGCCTACCGTACTAGTGGTTGCGTTACCCCCGGCGATTGTTGTGTTGATTGATTTTCTTAACGGGGAGAATCCTCGTTTCGGGAAGGGTAGTAAGTAATGGCGAAAACAATCAAAGGTTGGGATGTTATCCCTAATATGTCGGATAAGCGACTAAAATTGTTTATGGTTCCTGGCACTAAACGTCACTTGCGTTTACGTAAAGATGTTGGTGGATACTTGGTGGCTTTCGCTGCCGAATACCACCGTGTCATTCAACCGATTGATAAGGGTGCTTGGGATGATTGGGCGTGGACTGCTCCCCGTAAAGGACGGGCATCTTCCAGAGTGAGCGATCATTGTGGTGGCGTAGCCATAGATCTTAATGCCACTAAAGAAGGTAGTCAGTCGAAGTCGAACGTGTGGTGGGCTAAGCACCCGATCAAGGCTCTTCGCATGAAGCGTTTGCTTCGGCAATACAAACTCCTCGAATGGGGTGGCAACTACAAAAACTTTTATGACCCCATGCACTTCGTCATCAAAACCCCTAACGTTACCCTAGTGAAACGTGAAATGCTACGGCTAGGTATCACTGCCGGTGGCAACATCAGGAAGAAGTAAACTTTAACCCTGATAAAGCACCCCACAGGAAGCCCTGTAGATAGCCTTTTAAGGCACCA